ATTTGATTGTCCTGATGGATTAGATACATATTCAAATTCTATAGCCCCTAATGAATTCCATTCTCCTAAATCTTTAAATTTTGGATGGTCTTCAGTAAGTATTATACTTTTAACACGAACCGGAACAAGTTGAGGTTGAGCATTAGTACCCTGGCCTTGAGTAGATTGATTATTAATAAATGAATTTAATCCGTATCCCATTAATTATTCTCCGTATGGATTTTTTGTATTTCTGTTAATAGTTGAGCTTTTTCTTCTTCAGATATACCATAATCGCTAGCATCTACTGATGACGAATTTAATATTCTTTGAATAATGGTAGACATTTTAATAAGTTGTTCATCATTTTTTACACCTATTTCCATATACTCTTTAATTAATGGAACTATTAATGTAGCATCACCTATATCGTTAATTAATGGTTTTAATTCAGATATTAAAGCAGATATTTGTTTGTCTTTTTTCTTTTGGTTATCGTATATCTCTTCTAAAATGTCGCTAAACTTTTTCTTATTAAATACTATATTATCTAATGCGCTCATTGTATATAAATTTATTATAAATATGTAACTTAAAAATTTGTATACCCTTCTTCTAAATAAAATTGATATTTTTTCTTAAAAATACCATATAATTTATCTGCTACTTTAGTAATTTTTGATGTTTTCACATCAATTATCTCACGAATGTATATGTAAAGTGCCTTTTTATTAAATATATCTAAACTATTTCGTTTACGGAATAATTCTAAAATAGCATCTGCTGTTTGGGCTTCGACATCTTTTGGAAATAATTCAAATATATTATTTGTACAATACTCAATATATTCGTCCATAAACAGTGATAAATTAGTACTAATTACTGCTGGTTTCACATCGTCCAATTGATATGAAAATTTTTCATCTTCTTCAATAGAAGCTATAGGTACTTTTTCTACTTGTTTTTTATAATTATTTTGATTAGATAATATTAAATAACGTTTAGCTATAGTTCCAAAATAAGAAAATGCTTTAGTACCTTTACTTTGATCATATAAATGGATTTTACTGAGTAGGAATATAATAACTTCGTGTTGAAGATCAGATATATTATCTACTTCTGTATAATAGAATTTAAAAGTATGTATTATATTTTCAGTTAATTTAAAAAAAGCAGGATGAATTCTTTCATTATATATTCTATTACGTTCTTCTTCATCAGTGCTTGCCACATATTCTACAATAGCATTCTCTGTGTCTTGTGTAAAATATACATTAGACTTTTTCTTCTTCTTCACTACAATTTCTTCTACCATTATATATTTTTAATGTTAAACTTATTTAATATTTCTTGTATTGAGGATATTTGCTCAAAAAAGAAACCTACCTCATCGTCACTTTTAAATGAACCTTTACTATCTACTTCTTTAAGTCTTCTATCAGAATGTTCAATAATATCTGCCATTTTATTTAAATAAGACATATATCCACTTAAAATTTTAGATTGATTTTCAACCTCATCTTCTAATTTTTCATTCTTGCGTAATAAATTAATAGTAGTATAACCTAAAATTAAAATTAACGCGATTAAAATGCATGTTAATACCATTATATATTATTTAATAAATTTTTAAGACCCTCAGATTTTATACTTCCTAAAACCTTAGTTTTAGTAGTCTTATTATTTGGTTTATTTGAACTATTTGAATCTAATGAAAAATTATTTTTTACATTTGTAGTTTCTCCTTTAAATTTAGGAAACCATTCACGCTCAAATTCTATCTTAGCAGCCAATAAATCAGCCTGGTGTACGATATGTACTAATGCTGTTCTAACTTTAGTTTCTGGAGCCCATGACATGAGATATGGTTTATTTGAGTCATCATATAACCCGTCATGTAATTTAATAGCTAACCATTCATTTTTAGTGTAGTTAATCCCATGTGAATTTAATAAAAATAAACCTCTATCTGGAACGGACATAAATTCAAGTTTATTATTAAATGTATAATCTTCACCTAATTTATCTTTACGCCATTGGTCTGTTTGAGGAATATATGACTCATTATTTTCATCTCCCATTTTACCTAAATCATGATTCATAGCTGAGAATACTAATTCTTCAATAGTGTAATTTTGTTCTGCTCCAAATTCTGTCCATACTGAATTAATCTTAAGTGCTGCTTCAATAACACGATTTACATGTTCAACATATCCTCCTGGGAATGCGTTATGATATTCTTTTTTATGAGCGGCTGGCATTATGATAATACGATCCGAATATTGTTCATAGAACTCCTTTAATTTAGATGCCCTAGGTTCTGAAATGTATGTATCTATATAGCCTATAAATTTAATCCAGTTCTCTTGGATTTGTTCTGCTGTTAATTTCATAACTTTTATTTTTATTTATTGATAAGATGAGTTTAATTCATTTGCTGATCTAGGTTCATATTCGATGAATGATTTAATTTCATCAACTAATTCTTTTAATTCAGCTGTAGTCTGTAGATACATCTCAGAATCACCACCTCGTTTAACTAAGAAATCTAATTTACCTAAACCCGATTCCACTTTTTCTAATTTTCGTCTAATTATTTCACGATTTACCATGTTTTATATTTTATGTTTTAAATGTTATATTAAATATTATACCCGTTTCCCCTCATTTCATCCATCTCTCTTCTCCTCATCTTTCATCCTCTCTCATTATCCTAATTCCCCTAAATCCGTAACTAGAAAATACGATCTAATTTTTATACCTCCAAGCTCTCCTGTATAAACTTTAAAATTGCTTTTATAACCGTACATTTTTCATATTCTTCATATTTGATAAAAAAGTTCATGGCTGAGGTAAGATTATTAATTAAGTAGCTTTGTTTAGCTCTAATTCGTAAAGCATTTTTATGATCATCATTACTTAAATCTAACATTGCTATAAACGAATATGCCCGATTATAAACAATAATATCACCCGCTTCTATTAATAGTTCAGGATCAAAATGTTCATCGTGTTTAAATATTATCTCAAGTTTATGATTAAAAATATTATTATTTTGTATCAATTTTTCAAACATACTGACCCAAAACAACGGAGTCTCATATAATTCGACAACAGCCTTGTCATTTTCAGATAATGGCTTATTTTCGTTTTTATAGTCGAATAATGCGAATAATTGATCTACATCCATATTGATAAATATATATTAAAAAAAGCACCAACGGTTAATGTTGGTGCCTTAAATTGTTTAAAAAAATCTACTAATCATTGCAACAGCTAGTATCAATTTTAACTACGTGTGTCGAATCTGTATCAGCAACGTGTGTTGAATCAACTACATTCTTTGTAGAATCAGTGTTAGGAACGGTATTATTTGTCCCATTAGAATTGCAAGAAACGACGAACATGGTAGCGATTGCGATTGCTGTAAAAATTGTTTTTTTCATTTTTTTGTGTTTTTATTTATTAATTAATATTTGTTAAATTTTTGGGCAACTAAGGCTTATAGTAGGTGGTACATTTCTACCATTTAACCTATTCGTGAGTACCTGTTAAGTACCTTAATTCCAACCCCTTTATATCTTTAATGTTTTTATTTTTATTTCTTATGTTATAAATATACGACTGAATTTTAGGTAAACCAAATTTATTTAAATATACTTTTGTCCTATTTGTTTAACGATATCTATTGCTTCATTTATAGGCATTTTAAAAAATTCTCTATTGTTACTCACCCGATACATATCTAAAGATTTGTGAATTTCATTTTCTAAAAATTCACCTTCATGACATTTAAATGCAAATTCAATTTCAAATGGTGTAGGTACTCCAGTGGTCGATGATATTTGTTTAGCACGTTCTTCTGGTGTTAGTTTAGTGTAACCTATTTTAACCATATTAGGTATTGAAATATTAGATAAAATATATATCCAATATCTGCCTTCACCTATTCTAGTTAACGGGTGGGTTTTGCGACTAGTATAATAAATCACATCTTCCCACCCTTCTTCAACACACTGAACACGTGTAAAGTATTCAGCTGGATATCCTAAAACATCATCATCTACATTGATATATTCTTTTGCTTCTTCTGGTGTTATATATTTCATAATTAGTTAGCATATTCTAAAGCTAAATCATATAATTTTTCGTTTAAAACCATGTCTTGGTTGAAATTTTTAATCTTACGAGCTTTACGATTTTTTCCAGCATATGAATAATTGAACATACCATGTACTAATTTCTCTTGAAGTACATTAAAAATACTCCATAAATCGTCTCCTTTATCTTCATTACGAGTTGGTGTTAATAAACCGTTAATATCAATACTTATGTTAGATAATTCATTTTCTGAAAAACGAACAGACAATGCTTTGGTTGCTAATTCTTCTGCTTGGGCTTGATTTAATTTTTTGGATTTAAACTTGTTCATTGACTCAACCGTTAACGGTAATTTTTCAACTATTTGTTTAATGGTATCTTGAAGTGCTTCAAAATCATAACCATAATGGCGAATTTTCATATTCTCAAATTCTTGAGTTGATACTACTAATCCGTTTTCACAAATCATTCTAAATAATCCTGCAGTAAATGTAAATGCATTTTTACCGTCATGGCTGTTTGTTAATAAAATTTGTGGATAAACTGTGTCACCATCTTCACCTTCAATTACTATTTCGTTATTACGAAACACAACTAAATGTTTTTGGAAACCTACTTGCTTACGGGCTTTAACCTCTTTAGCATCAATTACATTCCATCCTAATACAGCCATATCATCGATGATTTGGTTTGTTGGGATATGTGAATATTTTTCTGATGTTGAATCGGCACCTTGAGCTGTAAATACTGATGGTGCAATTGTTTTAATTTGTTCTTGATTTAAAAAATCGTTACTTTTAATGTTTAGCATATCTTTATATTTTTGTTTAATTAAAGATACGACCTCTATTTCAGGTAACCAAATTTACTTTAACAAACTTCATCAATTATTCCATAAACTAGTGCATCTTCAGCACTCATATACCAATCTCTATGTTCTTTCTTAACAATATCTAACTGTTTTTTAGTTAAATTAGTACTTTCTAATATAATAGAGTCATATATATCCATGATTCGTTTACCTTCTTCAACTTCACGTCTATGTGATGATAATTTTTCATCATTTAAAGACCATAATATTTCATGATACATGAAGGTACTGTGTTTACTAGCACTACGTTTATGTCCTGAAGCCATTATAATAAACCCCATCGATAAAGCAGCACCATAACATACTGTGTGTACTGGAGTAACACTATCTTTAATAGCGTCTACAACACCAAAACCCCGGTATATATCACCGCCATATGAGTTAACGATAAGTGTTATTGGTTCTCGTTTTTTCTCGGTTTTTTCCGCGTCTAAATAGTTGATTTCGTGTATGAATTGTATGATATCGTTAGCATTTTCTTCGTCAATATCACCTAAGGTTATGATGCGGTTGTCTTGATATCCATAAGAATTACGCGTTGATTTTTTCATAGTATTTAATTCATACTAATAAATATATGCTAATTCTAGATTATTGGGTTAATTATTCGTACATCCGATTCTGTTTCTATTACAACCCTAGCACCACAAGATAGCAGTGGTTTAGCATCATGTCCATCCCCACCATATATTATTCGACTTGGTCCTAGAATCTCAACTTCATTACAGTATGTATTCGTTTTACCTTGTTTAACTGTTATAACAGGTAAATTAGTTCCTTTAGTTTTATTAGAACGTATATTATGTTGATTTACATGTATTCTTGTTTTCATAACCTAATTAGATAAAGGGGCTTTAATTGTTGGGTGAGATTGATTTAAGAATGCGTTGCCATATAGCTGCTTTTATTTTTATTTTATTCATTATTTAAACTTTCAATTAATTTTGCAATTCTATTTTTACCTTTCTCATTAATAGGGATTGGATTTCCTTCTTCATCAATCCTAACAAATCTTATGTTAGTCTTTAACACAACAATTTGATTGCCTGTATACACATTGTGTGCTCGAGCCTCCATATACAACGTTAATGATGTATTACCTAATTTATTAGGATATCCATAAATCTTTAATAACTGGCCTTCTTTTGCTGGTTTCTCAAAATAGCATTTATCAATAGACACAGTTACCATTCTTGGGCTATCACACAATTGCATTGAATAACCAGCAGCTGCTGAATCAATCCATGCTAATAGTTTTCCTCCAAATAGATTTCCATGAAACCCTAAGTCAGATTTTTTGATTGGGTGTGTATTTAGTAATTCCATCATTTATTTATTTTAACAACCTGTACTAGGTATTCTACGATCTATTTCAGGTTTTCCTATATTAATATTTTCACAATTGTAATACTTAATCCAACCCTTTTCTATCAACTCTCCAACAAGTGCTTTTAACTCCATAATTCCATCCATATCCATCACCTCTAACGCCTCATTTATAGATGTTCTATCATTATCATAAATTCCACGTAACCAACTAGTATTATCCCAATTGTCTATTTTCCAAGGTTTATCTGTTCGTTTATCTGTAAATTTGATATCTATGCAATCAGAATAAAATTCAACCTTGTCATAGTCCCTATATATTCGTGTTACTTCAAAACAGTATTTATCATTTTCATACACACAACCCTCAAAATGAGTTAATTCTATTTCTATTGGATGTATTGTAGTGATTGATTCTTTAACTTAC